CTGATCATTTAGCTTGATTGGTTTCTTATCCGCCATAGGTTATCACTCCCCGTAAATCGACTTATCTTCTAGGCTTCTATCGTTGTTAGCTTCTTCAATCGTGTTCCCGTTGATTTCTGCTTTGATTGCCTTGGCTTCCTCTGGTGTCACGTTAAGGACCTTTTCAATAGCCATTGTGTCAGTGCCAAAGCCTGCGTTAACTACCTTAATCCAGTAATCAAGCTCTGCGTTTCGGTCAGTGAAGACACCATCATCAAGGTTAACGCTGATAGCGTCCATCTCTGGAATTGAGCCGCTATATAAGCCGTAAGCTTTAGCAAGCTCTAGCATTGATATGATTAGCTCTCTTAGTGATTGCTCGACCAGTGAGACAATACTGTTGCGCATTTGATAGGTGTCTGAGTTCTCACTGACAATCTCTGTCGCTGTCTTCATGCTCTTTCCGTCGAACGTAAACATGCCGGCTGACACACCTAACTGCATTTCAAACAAGCTCAGACCCTCGTTGATAGCCTTGATATAATCTTCTGAACGGATAGGTGTAGTAAGGTCGGTAATCTTAACGCCGCCGTCAATATCGTTGCTATCGAACTGTTCATAGACGTTCTGACCTACTTCAAATTGATGTCGAACAACAACCTTGCCCCCTTCTTCTGAATAGGTAGGCTTAATCAGTTGAGCAGGGACAGCAACACGACGCTGCCCCATTTTGACCTCCCACATAAACTGGTCATAGGTTTCATTGAGGAAATCAATCGTAGTCTTAGCGTTATCAAAGATAGATAAACCAAGAGGGCTATTGATATCCTTGTTATTCATGCCAGGGGCTTTCAGATAGGTAAATAGTGGACGGCTTAAACCGTGCAATTCCACTGATTCCTCTAGGTCCTCATAAACTTCTGATAGTGGCACCCTCTGGCCTACAATGTTTTGATTGTCCGAACGGTATAGCTCATTTGATACGGTATATTTGCCATCTTTAGACCACTCATGAAGCTCAATTAGCGTGTAATAGATTACTTTCTTACCTTGACCTTTCGTGGTCTTCGTAACGATAGCAGCACTCGAAACATCTTGCGTGTTTGATTGTAGCGGCAAGAAGACTGGCGCTTGCACGAATGACACTCTGACTTGCTCACCGTCGATATAAGGACGCATTGCAAGACCACCGAGGGCCAGACATGACTCTAGGTAGCGCTCAAAGTTCTTTGTAAAGCGGTCATTATTAAGCTGCTCTTGAATGAACTTATCAGCCGTTGCATCGTCCACCTTAATTTCAGCTTGTTCGTTGAACACAAGGCTAGCAATCTTCTTTGAAGCTGTCCTTGCAATAGGCAAGTGATTGAACGCCCTCTTTTGTGGTGTACCGTTGCTATCGGTGTACTTGATAAGCGGATATTTACCGGCAAAGTATTTCAAACTCTCCCTAATACGGTCATATTCAGCACTTGACACCGCTATTTTAGGGTGGTCTGTGATGTTTGTTAGACTTTCGGTTGTCATAACGTATTTACTCCTTGTGAATAGGTCTTTAATGGTCTGTACTATTCCCATTATTAGCTCCTTTAAGCTTTCAAATCTAACGCCCTAGCGTTGTCTAAAACGAAATATTTCATGGCGTCACAACAGTGGTCATCCTCTTTAATAACTCTAGGGTCGTCTGTGTGTATCGTCTTCTCATCATAGCGATACATTTTGTGTTCTTCGTAAAATATCTTGTTACTTGGAATGTCAAGATAATAGAAACGCCCCTCTGCTAACAAGCTGATAACCATATCAATCATTGTCTGGTTCTTCTTCTTAGCTACCGGATGCCAGCGTTCCCTATAGTCTTTGAAATACTGATTTCGCAAAGCACCCTCTGCACTATCGATGGTCATTTTTAGCTTAGGCACTCGATACTGTTTCATAATCTTTTCGATGAAATCATGGATCATAACAGTCAACTCGCTCGGCGCTTTCTTTATTACCTGCCCTGCTGGACTGTAATAGAATGTATCTAGCAGAATCACATTACCTTTTGCAGTTAGACCAAAAGCACCGCATGCCGTGGCTGATTGTTGGTGCCCTGTATCGAGTGCAAATGATATCCCGATAAGTCTATCATCTGTTGGTAAGCTGTCGATAGCGTGGAACGTACTCATGTTATACACTTGATTTCCAAGCCCCACCGCTTCACCTAAATACAAGTAGCGATAGTAGTCGTAGTCATTCTGTTTGATACGCTCTATATCTTCCAGCATTTGCTCAGTGACGAATCCTAACTTATCGTCCAGATACGTGCTTGAATGCGCTAGATAGTTGTCGTTAGTTTTGATGTCCTCAAACCATTCGTTTATCCAGCTATAAGGATTTCTAGGTGGGTTATAAGACCAAAAGAACTGCACAAACGGGGCTCTCTCATGTTTCTGACGCATGAAAGTAACGTTAGACTGGTCAAAGTCCTCAGCGTCGTTAAACTCAGCCGCTTCTTCGTACCAGACCGCTATGATATTCCCGATGTCATTTGATTTCAGTTTCTGGAAATCGTCTTGGCCGTAGAAGTAGAATGTCGAACCTGTACGTTTATGAACTATCTTAAAAGGGCTTACAGTAGCTCTAAACTGACTGTCAAGTCCAAATAGACTAATGGCCCATTGAACCTTATTAAACACGCTATCACGGATTGTATTAGCTACCTTACGAATGACTACCACGTTAGCTTTTTCACCAGCCATGATGTATTTAATCATCATATAGACGAGTTTCAGCACGATAACCGAGGACTTGAAAGAGTTACGTCCACCTTTCAGCACGTTGTAAGGCTTTTGAGACTGCCAAACCGATTTGAAATGCGGGTTAACATTCTTCTGAATATCAATCGTTGCCATCTGGGATATCCTCCCATGCGTTGACAATGTTGAGGTTCATAGTTCCTTCAACACCGCTGTCTAACTGTTCTCTTAGCTTTCTGATTTCAAGCTCTAGTTTCTCGGATTGTTTAGCCGTTGGATAACGTTTCAAGATTTCAACAATCGCCTTGATAACTGTATTGTTGTCAGCCTTTTTCATCAGCCGTTCAACTTCACCAGTCAATGGATTCATCATGAGGACTTCTTCGTCTCGTTTCCCCCTTGCAATGTCAGATAGGATGGACAAGGCTTCTTTGGCATCCATGATATTCTCATCGTGCATTTTCTCAACTTCGGCTTGGATAAAGCGTTTAATTTCAAGTTTTTTCAAGTTTTGCCCAGCGATACGCCCTGCCGTCTTTTCGCTATATCCAGCGTTGATGGCTGCCTGTGTAGCGTTACCTAGCTTGATATATTCGCTAGCAAATAATTTCTGTCGTTTATTTAGCCCAATATGTCCACCTCCTTCATTGCGTATTAAAAAAGACAACCCACAAAATGAGTTGTCTCCGTTTTTCTTCGATAATATAATAATACCACTTTAAACACTTGTAAGATACCGTGCTTTATCCGTCTAAATACCGAAATTTCAACGTTCTACGACCAATTGACCATTTCTGTATAGTTCAGCGAATGCTAGGATAGCATTATTTAGCAATTCTTGAAACGCTGTTCTTTCGAATCCGATTCCTTGGGCGATTTGCCAGTTTGGTTTAGGTGGATAGGCTAGATATTTCTCTATCAAGATTCTGCGATAATCTGGACGGTATAGCCCGCTAACTGCTTGCTCTATGGCTTCAAGCTCGTTCATTGCATCAACACGCCTTACTGCAATATTCTCCACAGGTCTACTTACTCCACTACCACCTCTTGGCATGAAGGTGAACTCTTGTGTTATCTTTTGTTCAGCGCTATCGTGTGCAATCTCTCGCCAGCGTGGATATTCTCGAAGTTTTCGCTTGCAACGTTTGATTGTTGCTTTTTCATCAATTTCCGGCAATAGCATTTTAAGCCCTCTCTGGTATAATAGTAGTGTTGACTTTCAAAGAGTGCCGGCCATCGTGTCGGTCTTTTTTTTATTTTAGCCCTAGAAACATTAAGAGATTTATGAAAAGATAAGTGTATTTGTTCTCGGGCTTTTTATCGCCTCCTTCCTAGCCATCGACACCAGCAAGATCTTTGGCTTTTATTTTGTAATGCGATATCGATAAGAAAGAGGTGTTTTCACATCCTTTTTTCTTAAATTTGCTGGGTTTGTTTGGACAAGGTCTGTCAGCTTGTCCGATGTTGAAAAAGTGTTAAAAAGTGTCCAAGCCACTAAAAATCTATATCTATTTTTTAGCTTCATTTTTTATTTTTAGTGATGACAGACAATGACTGGCAAGAGGAATCGAACCTCTTATACAACCATTCCAGCCCATAGATATAGTGAAATCATTATTGGGGATTTTCCCCTTTCGTTTTTGAAATAATACAAGAATTAAGTCGGATGAATTATGGAGATTTCTGACCTATATCTTTTGCAGGCATAAAGCCTTGAATAATCACGCCACCAGTAATGCGCTTTAGATTTGTGAACGAAATAAAAAAGGTTCCTCGATTCTAATTGTTTATTTACTGGGTTTGGGTGCATCCACGACCAGTCACGCTTCCGCTGATTTGAATGAAAAAATCAAAAGGCTCCTCGATTCTAAAATATATTAACTGGTAATAGCTAGCAAGGGAGTCGAACCCTCATAGACCGTTCTAGCTACACGCCTAGTGCATAGGCTGTATATAAGGCTTTTTTAACCGTGGTCTTCTCACGACCTACCTTGCCTTTGTTCCGATATTTAAGAATGATGCGGTCAACTTCATTGTCCAGCCTCTCGCTCCATTCGTAGTTATTGAAGACGTAATCAATAATCTCGCTGAATAACTCTCTTGAAAGTAGCCCTTCCATTTGAATCGCTTTCAAAGGCGTTAGAGCAGCTTTCTCCGCATAGCAACAATTAAGGGCGTTTTGGGTTCTGTTAGCATTTTTCTGGTCGCAGTCCTTGACGTCTCTAATATAGTTATTTAGATTGTTAGGGTGTTCCTTGCGTAGTTCTTCCACTTCCTCTTGGAAACGCTTGAACAAGTGTTCTGGCAGTCCTGCATTGGTTTTCTCCAAAACCGGTTTAGTGGTTTTCCCTCTTGTATAATGCGTAGACAGATAGTCTTGAAGGTCGTCGAATAGTTCATCGGAGATAATGCCTTCTAGTCTGTCGACAGTCGCTGGCGATATCCTCGCACGCTCAACGACTACACTATTAAACGCTTGATAGATGATGCGAGCTTGCAGTTCGTCGCATTGCTTGACATCTTGGAAATGCTGCTTATAAGAGCCTTTTTTGTGTGCTTTTCTCAGTTCCGCATGTTCACTGACCAGCCGTTGATACAGCTCTGGTGTCAGTCCGGAATATTTGTATTTTACACTCATGAGCTCACCTCTGCCAGCTCTGGGTCCTCCCATACATTGCCGATAATTTTAAACGGATAAGAATTATCTTCAAACAATTCACCCAGAGCTTCCTTCTCGTTGTATTTTTTTGATTCAAACACAAACAAAGCATGTTTGCTATCCCAAGAAACTTCTACTTTTACATTTTCTTCATCAGTTTCAATGCTAAGGATATCCCCCTCAAAGATTTCTTTGCCATCCTTGTCGGTCAGTCCAGTTGATTGCATGAGAACGTAATTTTTTAAGTCCTCTTTTACAACATTTCCATTTTTGTAGGTTGCTTTGATAATTTGTTCCTCGAAAACCAGTGCATCAACTTGCACCATCTCCTTAAACTCTTTATCCCACGCTCTAAATCTAGGCATCATTGTCCTCGCCCCCTTAAGTAGCTAGGGATATCATCCCCGACGTTCACTTGATCGTACTGTTCCTTGCTAACAAGAAACTTACCATACGCTCCGCAATCAATAGTGTAGAGCTTGCCTACCATAGATTTTCCAGTTACCTTACCGTGCAGTTCCACCGCATTATCTGCCTTGTGGATAACCACTGTCTCGATTGGTCGGTTAACCACTCGTAGAACAGTAGTAACGTTAATCGCTAGTGAGACCAGTAGTAGAATTGTCGCTATCGTTAGATCTTTATGTTTCATAAATACCTCGCTATTTCTTTAATTACATTGACGGTCACGCTATTGCCAGCTTGCTTGTATAGCTGACTGTTGCTATTAACCTCTTGCGCCTTGTCAAATGCCCAGTCGGGGAAACCTTGCAATCTCCAACATTCCCTAGGGGTTAGCTTGCGAATACGGAAGTTAGAGGTTACCACACCTTGGTTATCACCAGTTACTAGCGTGTTAGCTATGCCCTCGCCAACTCGCCCTCTTCGTGTTTTGGAGTTGGGGTGCGACAAATTAACACTATCCCCCGCGCTCGCTTCAGCGTATCCTTGCTTAGTTGCTTCACGGATTTTTAGTTTTAAAAAGTTATTTTCGTGATAGCTATTACTTGTAAGAGTTGGTGCAATGCAATGCTCTCCGCCATTGTTATAACCATGACTGCGCTGAATTATTTTGGGTTCAAGGCCCCCACCTTGGTATGATCTGATGGTTGGCGATAGTCCATCTGTTTCGTAAACAACCCCACATTGATTAAAGTTAGGTTGCAATACCCCAAATCGTTTTATGGTATTACTTTTTACTGCTATCTTCTGTCCTTCTCCCTTATTCGTTGTAAGCGTAGGAGCTAGACCTTCAGCTTGATAGACTTCTCCATTAATGCCGTTTCCAGACGGGTTCACATTCCCAATTTTCACGACTGATTGATTACTAATCGACTGACTTTCTCCGCTGAGAGGAAAAATCTTTCGTCCACGTTGTCCTCTAAGATGTCCGATAATGAACACACGTTCCCGATTTTGTGGTACTCCGAAATCTTTACTGTTAAGCACTTGCCATTCCACATCATACCCGAGTTCATCCAACGCTGAGAGGATTGTCTGAAAGGTATCTCCCTTGTCGTGGTTAAGGAGTCCTTTGACGTTTTCAAGGAATAGATACTTAGGTTTGAGAATAGCGGCGAACCTTGCGATTTCAAAGAAGAGAGTTCCTCTAGTATCTTCGAATCCTCTTCGATGTCCTGCAATGCTGAAAGCTTGACACGGAAATCCTCCGCAAATTGCGTCAACGTGTCCGATGTTTCTGATTTCGTCATCTGTGACTGTGGTAATGTCATGTAATTCTATCTCTCCTTCAGTGTTATGAATTGCCTTGTAACTCGCTCTAGCAAATTTGTCGATTTCACAGAATGCTACACATTCATGACCGGCGCTCTCCATTCCAAAACGAAAACCACCGATTCCTGCGAATAAGTCAATGAATTTCAAAGATCTTCCTCCTTGACGAATGTTCCATTTACCATTTTTCCCTTTCTGTTCTTAATTTCTTCGTATGCAATGCTTAGACACTCAGTAACATCAAGGTCAAGTTGATGTGCTAGCACGATAATTGTTACTAGCGTGTCTCCGATTGCGTCCTTGAGTGCTGCTTGTGGTTCCGTGAATTTAGTCGGTTTCAAGAGCACATCTCGAATCTCTCTGACTTCTTCAGTTACACGCATCCACTGAATCTTTGGGTCAGCTTGCTTTAATCCACGGCTGTCTGCCCAATGGTTGATTTTAGTAATTAGGTTATTCATTCGTTACCTCCTTAACTTCCACACCCGGGCAATCAAACACCCACCCGAAACCGTTCGTTTCAAGTTCTTTGCGGGTGTGGCGTGTGTGGATTGCTTGGCTTTCTTCGTTACTCCACAGAAACCAGCTACCACGGCTACTGCCGCAGCTTAGATATCTGTTATCTGCAGTTATTCCAACAAACCTAACCGTATATCTAGGTTCACCCTCGACTTTATACCCGTTAACCCATGCTTGAGCAAAAATATTAACTTTCTCTAAAATCAACCAATCACCCACTCGCCCTTCTGGTGCTTCGTTTACAGCTCCTACCACCGTAAGGTCCCCCTCGCTCTTCACTTTTTCAAGATAATCTGCGATATAGTAGGGAATTACTGGTTTAGGAACGATTGAATCATATAAATCCTCAGCGTGAGCGATTGAAAGGCGTCCTCCCTTTGATAGTCTTTGTACTGCTTCTTGTCTATCCATCATTTTCCTCTCCTAACAAAATCTTTTCTAACCGCTCAATTTCTTTGGAACGTACATAAATTCTATTCGTTCCGTCTGCGAACGGTGTTCTTGTAAAAATGATATTAGGTCCAATAGAGATATGTCCGATATCATCGACATTTAAAATCGTGTCCGTGTCAATTCCTTGTCCGATGTTTGTGACTCTGATAAATTTAGTCATTGTTAATCTCCTTCAATTCCACTTCATGGCACTTGCTACCGCCATATTTAGCACCTTACCGGTGAAACTCGTTCAGTGCCTTATTTTTGTCCTTGTATTGAATCCGACAATATAGCTTGCCATTCTCAAATACTGATACTGCCCAACTCATTTCACGCTCCTTCAATGTCTAACACAATCTTAAATTTCCCAGACTCACCACTTAGCCCGCCATACTGGAACGACATCATTTTGATAACTTCGTGATTGTCGTCTGGCCACAAATTAGCGTCCGTCAATCCGTCTATAATAGCTTTAACAGTGGGATATAGGTTGGGTGGGTCTAATCTTCGTCTGGTTGGTGCATAGACCGTGACAAGCACCTTACAAGGCTTATCCGGGCTATATACTGGCTTAATGTTAAGACCTGCTTCTGCTCTCGCTATCAATCGCAGTTTCTTGACCATCCGGCCCTCTGCTTGATAGTGGAATCTGTCATTACTGTTGATAACTAAATTTTGAGCAGGCTTAGCTTTTGATCTTGGTAATAGAAATTCTAGTTTCATATTTCACCTAATTAGAATGGCAAATCATCATCACTGATGTCCATAGGGTTGCTATTCCCGTAAGGTCCGCTTTCCCTTGCAAAGTTAGACCCTTGTTGTTGCGGTGCTTGTTGCCCGTAAGGCCCTGCATAGCCGTTGCCAAACGCTCCCGATGTGTTGCCTTGATTAGCATTACTGCCTTCACGCGCTGCACGGCTTTCTAGCATTTGGAAGTTCTCAGCGACTACCTCGGTTACATACACACGTTGACCTTGCTGATTCTCGTAGCTACGGGTTTGGATGCGTCCAGTAATTCCAATCAATGCGCCTTTTTTAGCCCAGTTAGCCAAATTCTCAGCTTGCTGACGCCAGATAACGCAGTTGATAAAGTCCGTTTCACGCTCGCCGTTAGCGTCCTTGAAGTTGCGGTTAACGGCTAGGCTAAATGTAGCTACTGCGACATTGCTAGGCGTGTAGCGTAGCTCTGGGTCTTTGGTTGTCCTTCCAACCAATACGACATTATTGATCATTGATTTTCTCCTAGAATTTCGTAGTTTACAAAGTTGTCATCAAGCAACTTAGCGAATTGATGCCATTGATTCTCGCCACCGTGGAATGTAAGAGCAAGATTGACCTTGTAAGGTTCAGCGGGCTTGCTAGGTGCTTCCTCGGCAGGCTTAGTGTCTTCGATAACCTCGCCGGTTTCAGCGTTTACTGCCTTGATTTCCTCGTTCGCTGACTGTCTAGCCATGGCTTCAATTTCTGCTAGGCGTGCCGCTTCTGCTTTCTCTTTGGCTTCCGCTTCCTGCTTGCGTTCAATAGCTGCATCACGGTCCTTTTTCATTTGCTTGATAACTTCAACTAAAGGTGTGCCAATTTGCAATAATTTGATGTATGGCTCTGCCGGCAGTTCATAGTCAAGGGCTTGTTCCTCAATCATGGCAACATTACCCTTGTATTCTTCAAGTCGGTCATACTCAGCCAAAACAAGGGCGTCGATTTTTTCTTCTGTCGCTTTTTTGAGCTTCATCTTCTTATCCATGAAATCCCCGACTTTAGAAAAGCTCTCGT